CTAGCCATTATACTGTCCCCTGCCGCTATGACCGGCCCCAAAGACCGGGCTGATCTGTTGAACCGTGAATTGGAATGCCGAGGCCGGCCCGCCGAAATCGCTGATCTGATCGGCGGCCGAATAGGCTCCCGCCGACACGCTGCGCTCGAAACTGCGAAGCAGCGTCGTTCCATCGAAAATGCTGACCGAATAGCGCTCCGGCATATGCTCGAGCGGCGCATCAACTACCCCCCAGCCGTCACCGTCGGCCCGGCTGCACCGAGTCCAGCTCAGCGCAATATCGCTGCCCGCCCGCATGGCCCGCAGATGCACCGGTGCCAGTGGCAGAACCGGAGCCATCCCGAAATCCGCCGCGAACCCAGTGCCGATTAGGTCATCGCCTCCCCCGTAGGCCACGAGGCTCGCTTCCGTGCCCAGCCATTGCGCAGTGACCGGCAACACACCAACCCGCGAATCCAGCAGCAACACGGCAGCGCCGGTCGCCACCGTCCCGATCGCCGGCACCGTGCCTGCCTGCCCGCGCAAGAGTTGGCTCAATCGATAGGTCGCCGACGCGATCAGCTCCGCTTGCGCAAAGCCGATCACTTCCCAATCGCCACCAGTGGTTTGCACCGCAATCCGGTTGCCGCCTGCAAGCACCGCCAACTCGTCCAGCGCCGCCAGATGCCCGGCATAGAGCTTGACCGTCAGGGTGCCGGCCCGGTCCCAAACGCCGGCCGACCCGGCCACCAGCCCGCCCACGGTCTCGCCCATGACCGCGCGTCGACCCAGTCGCGCCAGGCTCGCGCCATTGCCATCGGCGATCGCCACCACACCCGGCCAGGGCTGCGCATGCGCCGCGAGCGCCAGCCGCGTCCGCCCTGCATCCTCCGGCACCGGCGGCAGATGCGCCGCCACCACCACCGGCCGGGAGGCCGTGAAACTGCTCGCGCCGCCCGTGCGCGCGCCATCGACCGCCACTGCGATCGGCACCGGCGCCACCAGCGTCCGCGCCGTCACTCGCCGCACCGCGCCATCGCGAATTTCCGTCACCTCGGACGGCCCTTCGGCAATCCCCAGGTCGATGACGTCGCCCGGCTCCACGGCCAAAGCGCTCGGCGGCAGGCTGAATTCCAGGCTTTCGCGCTGGCCACTCTCGGCCAGCAGCCCCTGCTCCGCCGCGATCCGGGCCCCGCCCAGGTCGAGCACTAGCGGCAGCGCCTTGCTCGCCACCGGCCCCGCACCGCGCAGCGCCGTCACCGTACCGACCTGATAATCGCGTTCGCGATCGACAAAGGTCAGTGCCAACCGTCCCGCCGCCTCCGCCGGGTCGGCCCGCCGTCGCGACAGCACCGCACCATCGTCACGCACCAGATTGTCAGCAACCACCACGCCCGCCGCCGCCCGCCAAGGCTGTCCCAACGTCAACCCGCTAGCGGACGCCCGCAGGCTCAATCCACTCGCCGCGATCAGCGGCTCCAGCGCATCGCGCCCGGTCGTGGTCTGATCCAGCACAAAGCCATGCACCAGCGGCAGCGCCGGCTCACCCACCAGCGTCACGCCGTGGTCCGCCGCCACGGCAGCCGCCATTTCGCCGCTGCTCATGGCCCCCAGCCGCCCGGTCAGCCAATGGCCGGTACGGTGGTTTGGTCCGTCCGCCCAGACATCGGTCTGCGCCGGAAACGCCGGAAATGGCCGCGCGTCCCAGGTCCAGTGATAAATCCGCCCGACATCGACCATGCCCGCAGGATTGTTCGCCGGGTTACGCCAATGCTGCTGATGCGCCCGCAAAAACTGCCGCTGGATCAGCGGATCGCTCATGCCGCTGGAGAAATACGGCCGCCCGCTTTCGGCGCTCTTCTCGTCGCCGAAAATATTGGGCTGATTGGCACCTTTGTCGACCGCGCCGCAGCCCAGTTCCGTTAGCCAAACTGGCTTGCTGCCCGGCACCCAGGCCGTTGGCGCAGCGGCCCGCACTCCTGCCGGCCGGTTGTAATGATAGCGGCCCCACCAGCCCCGAATATCCTTCACGCGATAGACAAAAGGCTCGCCATACGCCCCGTCGCTGATGGCACTGCGCGTCCCCGCCTGCCGGTCGGCATCGCTGGCATAATACCAGTCGAACCCCTCGCCCGCGGCGATATTGCCCGCCAGATAATCCAGCTCATAGCCCGTCGCTGCTAGCGCCGCATCGGCATGGCCGGTGCCATCGCGCCAATCCGCCAGCGGCATGTAATTGTCGATGCCCACCGCATCGATGTTGGCGGACGCCCACAGCGGATCGAGATGGAAGAACTTCTCCCCGCTCGGCTGATAGCCCGAATATTCGCTCCAGTCGGCCGCGTAGCTGATCTTGGTGCCGCCACTCACGACCGCCCGAACATCACCCGCCAGCGTCACCAGTGCATCGACGAACGGAAAGCTGTTTGCTGCGCCGCGGACTGTACTCAGCCCGACCATTTCCGAACCGATCAGGATCGCATCGACCCCGCCGGCGCTCTGCGCCAATTGCGCATAGTGCAGCATCATCGTCCGATAGCCGGCCGCCACGAAGCTGGCCACCTGCACTGCCGCGGCGCCGCTTTTGTCCGGCGACCCTACCCGCCCCGGCGCCGGATCGCAGGTGATCCGCCCGCGCCACGGATAGGCGGCCTGCCCGGTCCCGCCATAGGGGTTCGGCAAGCCATTACCGCTCGGCACATCCATCAGCACCATCGGATAGAGCGTCACCGCGATGCCGCGCGCCCGCAGATCCACAATCGCTGCCTTCACCGCCGCGTCGGACGGCGTTCCGCCATATGCCGGCCCGCCGCCATGGAAGCTGACCACCGGCACCGCGCCACGCCCCAGCCCGGCGACGCTCCACGTCGCTCCCTCGATTGTCCGGCTGGCGCTCTCCACCCGTGGCCCGATCGTGCAATGGCCACACCGCAGATCATTGCCAAACCAGGCCACCACGAGCGCCACGCGCTCCAGGTTCGGACACAGCGCCATCAGCTCGTCGATCGACCAGCTCCAGTCGCTAACGCCCTTAGCCACATGCGTATTCTCGCCCGCGGTCTCGCCCCGCCCCATCAGCCGCACGCGCGGCGTCGGGTCATAACCAAACTCGGTCGCCCCCGGGATCACCGTCACCGCCCTGATGGCCGGCTCCAGGTCCCCCACCACACGGCACAATTCCACACTCAGTTGCGGAATGCGGTTGCCGAACTTGCTCAATGGCAATTGCTCGACCACGAGGTAACACAGTCCCCGATAGGCCGGCGCCACGCCCTGCGTCGCCTCGATCAGCCCATCGGGCAACTGGGTCTCGGTGCCGCGATAAAACCGCAGCGTCAGCCCATTAGTCTCGAGCAATTGCCCATCGGCCCAGATCCGACCCAGCCGATGCACCTCGCCCTCGCAGAACGCCACGGCGAAACTGGCGCCGACTTCGTCCTCGCTCTCCTCCTGGCCCATGCCCTTGGCACCGGCATTCTCGACGCTCAGCATTTCCAGTTCGCGCGCCCAGATGATATTGCCGCTCAGCCGGCTCCAGCCATAGAGCCGCGGCACCGCCCCGCCTTCCGAGGAGCCCTGCAGCCGCACATCGCTGCCCGTCGTCGCCGGCTTGTCCTCGCCGAACAACATGCCGTCGATAGCGCTGCCTGCCAGCGCCCCTAGCGCCCGCCCAATGGTCGCGCCAATCGGCCCACCCACCAGCCCACCAACGAAATTGCCAGCCAGCGAAAGCGCAAGCGTTGCCATGGATTGTCCTTGTTCTGAAAAGAATGGGCTATTTGGCCGCCGGAAACCCGAACCGCCCACTCACCCGCCGCGCCCAGGCCTCGGTCAGCGCCGCCTCGACCACGCCCAGCCGCTCCTGCGCATGAATGAACCGCTCGGCTGAAACCAAGATCCCACAATGCTTGGCCTCAGCCATGCCATTGAGCCGGAACAACAGCACCTGCCCCGCCACCAGTTCACCGCCCACGGGCACCAGAAACCGCTCAGCTGCCGCCAGCAGCGCCCCCGCATGCGCCGGATCGCGCATATCGGCCCGATAGGGCGGCACCACCATCGGCTCATCGCCGTAAAGCGTTCGCCACACGCCGCGCAGCAGCCCCAGGCAATCGCACCCCGCGCCCAGCGTCGCCGCCTGATGCCGATAGGGCGTGCCCAGCCATTCCCGCGCCGCCTCGACCACCAGATCGGTGTTCATTTCACCACCGCCCGCCCGTCCAGCGCATCGCCGGCGCGCGGATGGCGCAACACGAAATCGCTACCCGGAATATGCGGAAAGCCGCGAAAATTGACCGCATTGCCGAACCTGGTCTTGCAGGTGCTAAACCGGCGATCGCACCCCGCCGTCACCGCCAGCGTATCGCCCACGTCGACCCACTCACCCACCGCGACGCCAAACGCCAGCACATCGACCCCGCCATTGCGGGCATGCCCGATGACCCCGTCGCGCAATCCCGCCCGTCGCCCCGCGCCCCATAGCGCCGACCCGAACGCGAACCAACCCGCATCGAATCCACCCAACCCGCTGACCCGCAACCGATACGCGTCCTCGACCGCCTCCACCGTCGCCACCCCGCGAAACGCTGCACTCGCGGCGTTTACACCACAGCGCGCATCCCCAAGCTCAGCGTCGCACAGCCCCTGATAAATCCGCCCATGCCGCGCATTCAGCCCCTGCTGGCTCGAACGCAGTTCCGCGCGAAATACCCCATCCTCGCGCACGATCTCGCCAATGCTGTCGCGCCGCAGCATCAGGCGCTGGCTCACATCGGCCCAATTGACTCGCCAGCTCTCGACCTCCGCCCCGTCATAGCGCCCAAGCAGAATATCGTCCTCGCTGATGGCGTCGGCATGCAAAACGCCCAGCACCTGGCTGGTGTCCACCTGCCCGCCCAGCTTGGCCGGCGCCTCAGCCCCATCCAGCCCATGCGCCGGCTCGAAATCGGTGCCGTCAAAGCTCAGCGTCCCGTCATGGTCGGTAAATCCCATCACCACGCCGTCGCTGCGCCTAATCCGCCAGCAATTGGCCAGCGTTGTCTCCCCGACGGCGATATGCGTCGCGAAGCCAGTCTCCAGCGTCCTCATGGCAAAATCTCCACCAGCGGAATGCTCGGCGCCTCCGCCGCGTCAAAACTGGTCAGTTCGATATCCAGCCGATCCGTATCGAAGCGCACCGGCACATCGAACAAAAACCCCGCCGTCACCGCCGCCCCATTGGCCGGTGCCACGGAAAACCCGACGACCCCAGTGGCCACATCCACCGTCCACCCGCTCAGCAGTTCGCTGCCTGCCACCGCCACCCGCACCGAGCCCGCCACCGGCCGCGTAATCGGCCGCAAATACGGATCAAAGCTCGCCCCATACGTCTTGCTCAACTGAAAACTGGTCTGGCTACCGTCCCCAGTCCCGATCCGCTGATCGCTCGCCCCCGGCACGGCACCGCCCGAGGAATAATCCAGCCCATCACGCCACAAAAACCCATGCAGCCGCCCGCGCCGTTCCTCGAAAAACGCCAGTACCGCCTGCATATCCGCCCGCGATTTGACGCCATAGCCGGCATTGTAGCGCCGCCGCGAATGCCGCCAGCGCCCATTGCGCTCCTCGGCCCCGCTCGCCAGTGTCACCACATCAGTCCTGCGCTCCGGCCCGCCCCGCGCCCCTAGCGCAACGTCCAGCGGAAAGCGCACAGCGTGAAAAGCCATGTGAAGAATCCTATCGATTTATGGATTGTCGCTAGACGCCTCTAGGAGGCCCGAGTGCCGCGTTTCACCGCCCGTAGCAGCATCGCACTCACATCAGCCTCGCTGGTCATGAAACTGCGCGCGTCGCTCGCCGTCACATTGAACGTCACGTTGACCCCGCCGCCGCCGCCACTCACGCCAAGCCGCCCATCGCTGCCTCGCTGCAACGGCATGATCGCCTCCGGCCCAGCCTCGCCCGCCAGCCCCAGACCGCCATTCATGGGGAAGTATCCCGGCGAAGCAATCACCCCGCCCTTGGCAAAGGGTTTCACCGAGGGATTGGTCGCCGTGAACAGGTTCTCCACGAGTCCACCCACGAGCGTTCCCACCGGCCTAAGCGCCGCCTTGAGCGCGATATCGGTGAAGGACTTGGCGATGTCGCCGAGCAGGCTCTTGAGCGATTTACCGTCGCCGATAGCGCCATGAAGCGACGTGCTGATCGTGCGCGCAACACCGGTCCCCAGGTCCCGGAGACGGTCCAGTTCGCGTTCGGTATCGCTCATTTCCGCGCGGAAATTATCGAAAAGCGTCTCATCGGCCATCGGGAAATCTCTCCATCAATTCGTCCAGCCCAGCGCGCGCCGGTGGCGTGATGCGTTCGCCGGCAATTGCGGTCCAGGCCGCCGCCAACTCCCGCGGCGTCAGTTTCCAGAATGCCTCCGACGATAGCCGCAGCACCCCAAACCCGAACCGCATCGCTGCCTCCCAGGGAAACGGCGTCACGCCGCCTCTCCAAACGTCGCCTTGAGCAGCCTTCCGGCAATCTCCGCCGCGCCCTTGAGCCCGCCCTCGATGCTCAGCCGCGCCAGGTCGTCATCGCTGATCGCATTGCCACCCCCGCGCAGGCCGGCGCCGAGAATGGCGGTCAGGTCCCGAGCGGAGACGCGACCGCCGGAAAATCGCTCGGCGAGCCCGACCAGGTCTCCCGCCTGCAGCCGCGCTTCAAGTTCGGCCAACGCGCCGAGGGTCAGGCACAGTGTCTTGCGCTCGCCCCCGATCACCGCATCGACTTCGCCACGTTGCGTATTAGCCATCGTGTTTCCCCTGATATGTATGACCATGCAGTTCCGCCCACTGTCCTTCCCCCGGACTTGATCCGGGGGCCACTCGCAGCAGGGCATGGGCGTTGAAAGACCCACGGATCAGGTCCGCGGGAAGGACCGCTGGATGGGAGAGTTCGGCGGAAAAATCGCCGCCCTAAATCACCGTAAACGTCACTTCCCCCGCGCTTTCCAGCGCCAGGTCGAACGTCACTTCCCCCGCATGATCCGCTGAAAATTCCAGCGCCGTGATCTGAAATGGCCCCTGGACAACCCCGAAATCCGGAATGATCAACTGCCAGTTCCGAATGGTCCCGCCAAAGAACAGCGTGCGGATTTGCGCATCCGACGCGCCATCCTTAAAAATCCCCGAGCCGCTCACCGAGGCCTTCTTCACCCCGCCGCCGGCCAGCAATTCGCGCCAGCGCCCGGCGCTTTCCTGGTCAGTCGTATCGACCGTCGAGGCATTGAACGCCAGCGCCCGCGTACGCAGTCCCGCCACCGTCAGAAAACTGCCCGACCCGGTCTGGTCGAGCTTCAAAAGCATGTCCTTGCCGCTCTGGGCCGCCATGAGATGTGTCCTGTGTTTGAGTTAGATATCGCCGCCTACTCGATGCGATCCCCTCCCCCTTGAGGGGAGGGCCAGGGTGGGGGGAAGCTCGAGCGGGAGCGGAGCCGAAACTCAGTGCCCTACCCCGCTTCACTGAAAAACCGCAGCGTCACCGCCGCCCGCGCCTGCCCGCCCTCGATAGCCGTGTCCGTGCGCACATGCTGCCGATGCGTCACCGCCAGCCCGGCCGCGCTAAAACCTCCCAGCGCCACCGCCACCACCCGCTCGGCCACCGCCAACACTGCCTTGCGGCTGGCCTCGCCATGCCACACATGCAGCAGCACCCGGTGTTCATGTCCCGGCGCAGAATCCCCATCCCGGGCCAGCGCATCATGCCGCGCCACCACGATATAGGCCCCACTCCGCCCCTTGGGCGGCGCATCGAACACCGCGCCGGCGCCGATCAGCGCCACCAGCTCGGCGTCTGCATTCAGCGCCCCCACCAGCGCGCCCTGCAGCTCAACAATGGCGTGCATGGTCTACCCCGCAAAACTGGTTTCATTGCAGGCGCAGCTCAAATACGCCCGTCGCCCATTGAGGTCCGCCGCCGTCACCACATCGAGATTGCGTCCGCGATAGACGATGCGATCGCCCGGCCCCAGATCAGGCCGGAACCGCATCACCACGCTGTGCGAAATGCCAACCGCACGCCCGTCTGCCTGCTCAATTCTCCGCCCCGTCAAGCTGCGCACGCGTGCCCACACCGTGGCCATCGGCACATAGAGCGTGGTGTGCCCACCCTCACCCTCGCCGGTCATTTCCTTGCGCCGGATCTGCACCCGGTCCGTCATCGTACCAATGGGTGGAATGCGCTCGCTCATAGCCGCGCCTGCCGATGCTTGGACACGAGAAGGTCGAACCCTGTCGGCACCACCGAGCCGGACCCTGCCACGATCACCGCATCGCGATGCTCGAACCAGTACGCCACCAGCACCAGCAGCGCTTGACGGATATCGACCGGCACCTCCCCGGGCTCCGTTCCGAACCCCGCCACATAGTCGATCTCCAGCCCCTGCCGCTCGCGCAGGCTTGGCATCCCGGCCACATTGAGCGGCAGCAGCAACCGATCCGGCTCAGCAAAAAACTGCGCCATCCCGATCGCATGCGCGCCGCCGCCATCGTCATAGGCATTGATCTCAGTGAGGCTGACAAACGGCCCTACCGGCAACTTCACCATCCGGCTGACCGGCCACCGATCCAGTACCACCCGCCAGCTCTGCGCCAGCAGCGCCCGCCCGGTGACACCCTCGATATGCAGCCGCGCCGCGCTGATCAGCGTGCTGATCAACCCATCCTCGGCTTCGTCCTCGACCTTGAGAAAACCCTTCGCCTCGACAAGCGAAACCGGCTCCTCCGCGGGCCCCGCGAGAAGGTATGACGTCATGATGATTTTCCTGATTGTTGGGTTTGACCCGGCAGCCGCCCAATCCACGGTGTCATTCCGGCGTAGGCCGGAACCCATCCTGAGATGACTGGGCAGTTCATAAGCACGGAATGATCTCAGGATGGGCCCCGGCCTTCGCCGGGGTGACACCGAGTATGTGGCGTTCGCGGTCGTCGGCTGAGCCACCGCGCCGCGATGAAAAGTCCGTCAGCCTGAGTCAGATGGAGTGGAGGCCTGAGCACCGGAGCGGAGCGTACGTTCTGTACGTGAGCACCGGAGCGCAGGGCCTTCGAGCCAGATGGCCAGGATCACGGACTTTACGAGACGGCGAACTTCAGCAGCTTGATCGCGTCGTAGTCCGCCACGCCGCCACCGACCCGCTTGGTCGTATAAAACAGCACATACGGCTTGGAGCTGAACGGATCGCGCAGCACGCTCACGCCCTGGCGATCCACGATCAGATACCCGCGCTTGAAATCGCCGAACGCCACCGACAGCGAACTTGCCCCAATATTCGGCATGTCCTCGGCCTCCACCAGCTCGAACCCCATGAACCGGGCCTTGCCATCCGCACTGACCGCCGGCTGCCACAGATAGTTGCCGTCGGCGTCCTTGAGCTTGCGCAGCGAACCCTGCGTCTTGCGATTCATCACCCAGTTGGCGTTCTGGCGGTAGCCGGCCTTGAGTGCATAGACCAGGTCGATCAGCACGTCGCTGGCGCTGGTGGTCGGAAGTGCGCCGGCTGCGCCGGTGGCGACATAGCCCAGATTACCCCAGCTCCAGCTCGCCTCGGCCACCGTGGTCGAAGCCAGAAAGCCCTTGGGCTTATTGACCCCGTCGCCGCTGACAAACGCCGTGGTCTCCTGCGCCGCGAACGCCGCATTGACCTCGTCGGCGATCCACTGCCCGACATCCACTGCCGCATCGTCGAGGAAAGCCGAGGTTGCCGCAGGCATGGCGTAGAGTTCCATGGTCGGATAGCTCAGCTCGCCCAGCGTCTGCGAATTGGTGGTCGGGCGCGCTGCCGTCTCACCCACCCAGCCCGTTGCCGGCCCGGTCAGTGAAATGGCCCGCTTGTAGATCGAACCCGACACTTGCCGTACGCCCGCAATGGCGCGGATCGGCGATACCGAGGTCAGCATGCGGGTGATTTCGGTTTCGGTTTCCGCTGGCACCACATAGCCGCCATCGGCATTGACGCCCACCGACAGCGCCTTCTCTTCGCCACGCTTCACATAAGCTGAGAAGGCGTCCTTGTATTCATTGCCCTGGCCGGCCGATTTGCCATCGAGCAGCGGCCGCGACTTGTCGGCCAGCGCGCGATCCATCGCCGATTTCTGCCCGTCGAGCACGGCATTGAGCCGGTCGAGTTTGCCTTCCAGCAGGCCATCGGCGCTGCCGCGCTTTTCGATTTCGCCAATGCGCTGGTTATTGGTGCGCTTGAACTCCTCGAAGGCCGAGGAAAATTCAGCGAACATGCCGGCGACATCGCCGCCGGTGCCTGCCTTGATTTCAAAACTGTCGTCGGTCCGGTCCATGGAAAATCCTTTAAGGGTTGCGGAGAACGGAAATCGCCGCCGCGATTGCGGCGCCGGTCGAATGGTCAGCGGAGGCCGCGATGCGCGCGTCCTCCAGCATGGGAAAAGTCACGATCGAGATTTCGAACAGGTCGATGGTCCAGAGCTTTCGATGCCCACCCTGCTTGGTCGCCTTGACGGTGCGGAAGCCGATCGACAGCCCATCGATTGCCCGGCTCTCGATCAGCCGCCGGATCGCATCGGCCCGCGGCACGCCCGGTACCAGCCGCCCGCTGACGAACAGCCCGCGAGCATCCTCGCCCAGGCTCTCCCAGATGCCGACCGGCTCCTTGGGATCATGCTGGAACAGCAGTCGAATGCGCCCGCGCCGCTTGGCGAGACTCGCGGAAAACGCGCCCGACATCACCATGTCGCCGCCGGCATCGAGCGTATTGAACAGGCTGGCATAGCCTGAAAACCGCCCATCCGCGTCGATGGGAATTCTGCCTGCCCCCGCCATCAGCGTTTGCCCGGCTTGCTGGCCGGCGGCTTTACCCCGGCCTTGACGCTGGCCAGCGTGCCTGCCAAGTTCCAGGCAAATTGCCGGAACGTCTGCTGCGCATCGTCCCGGTTCTGCTTGTCCGCCACAGGTCAATCTCCCTTCTTGAACAGCCGGTTGAGGCTGGCAATTTCGTGTACGAAGTCGTTGAACCGCTTATTGGCCGCCGCCAGTTCCCGCAGCGTCCACACCAGCAGCGCACTGGCTCCCGACGCCCACAAAAACAGCGCCAAATGCGCCAGGTCACCGCGCTCGATGACGGTTTTGGTCAGCTCGTCCATGTTCGTTGCTCCCGAAATGAAAAAAGCCCCGGGAGGGGCTTTTAAGGCGTCGTAATCAAGTAGGGCCGTGGCTTACCGCGTGTCCGCTGGCCCTATCGACAAAAGCTCATACTGCTCACTGGCAACGTCGATGACGTACCGCTCGTCGGCGCTCCATGTGAACCTCGGCATGAACAAGAATTCTGGCGCGCCAAAAGGCTGGGCGAGCAACCACATATCGCCTCTCCCCGCAGGCGAAACAGAATGACGGCCATATCCGGGGACGAAACCCGCAACAGTCGTGCCATCCGAATTTACAAAACGCGACATGTAAGCCAGAGCAAAAACGTCGCCAGGATCCCGGGGAACAAAGCCGTCACGCTGCTTTCTCAATACGAGAGCGGCTCGTTCTGTCACACCAATATTGTTGATCCGCAGCATGACGATTGCTCCTAGCGTAATGCCGGTATTGTTGGGGACAAATCTCGGCTGCATCCAACTCAAGGGTACGTTGCCGACCAAGCATGTCCTGATAAATACAATGCCTGATTAGTCCCTGATCGCCAACGCCAACCCGTTGTGTAAGCAGGACAGCAGCAAGAGCTATTCTTGTCCGCGTCCCCGGTTGTGCCCCACCTGCGGTGATCCATTGTCCACCTTGAGATCCGAACGATATTTCCGCATCATATCGCCAAGGGCACGGTCAAGACGCCTTAAGCAAAGAGTGAGCTTCAGCTCAGCAAGCAGTGCCGCAATCTCAACCTTGCCACCGGACGTCATCATGGTCCAATCCCCAGCATCGCCCGCTTCTCCGCGTCACTCAGAAACTCCGCGCCACCCACCCGCGCCCACAGCGCCGCGCGATCTTCGGCCAGCGCCTCGACATCGTCGAAATTGGCCTTGATCACCGCGCCGCCAAAAGCCGGCGACAGCCAATTGCTCAAATCCTCCGCGACCCGCAGCACCAGCGGGATTAGCGTTTGCCGCCATAACGCGCGATTAGCCTCGGCCATATTGGCGTAGGTGTTATCGCCCGGTATCCCGAGCAGCATTGGCGGCACCCCGAAGGCCAGTGCGATATCCCGCGCCGCCGCATTCTTGGCCTCGATGAAATCCATATCGCGGGGCGACAACGCGATGGTCTTCCAATCCAGCCCGCCTTCCAGCACCATCGGCCGCCCGGCGTTCGAAGCCCCGGAAAACCCCTGCTCCAGCTCGGTCTTGAGCCGCTCGAACTGCTCGGCGGTCAAATTCCCGCCCGCCACCGAATAGACCAGCGCCCCGCTTGGCCGCGCCGCGTTATCGAGCAGTGCTTTGTTCCACTGCCCGGCGGCATTGTGGATATCGAGGCTCGTCTGCGCCGCCTCCAGCGGTCCCATGCCGTAATGGTCGTCGAGCGGGTGAAACAGCGCCATGTGCAGCACATCGGGCACCGGCAAGCTGTCCTGCCGCAGCCGCGTGGTCTTGCCGCCCGCGGTGTAATCATAGGCCACCGGCCAACCGTCGCCGCCCGCCACCACCCGCATCCGGTCCGGCCGCAGGCAGAACAGCGCCTTGACCTCGCCGTCCACCACGCCGGCCTGCAAGTAGGCATTGCCCGCCGTCTGCAAATAGGCAAACACCGCCTCCAGCATTTCCCCGCCGGACTGCCGCCCATTGGGCCGCCCGAGCAGGCTCGCCAGTGGATGCTCATCCACCAGCCGCCCGTTCTCCTCGATCACCAACGGCACCCGATTGGCCGCCTCGGCGATCAACCGAACGCAGCGATAGACCACTGGATTTTTCGCAAACCCCTGGTTCACCAGGCTCGCAAACCCGCGATTGCTCCAGCTCGCCGCGCCCAATTGACTAAGGCTGAGCACCGAATGCCCGGCAAAATCCTTGCGTTCGGCAGGCGTGTTGTCGCGCCCGCCGGTCAGGCGGTTGAACCAGTTCGGCATGTCAAATTCCTTGTTTTGCTAAATCCGCCGAACGCGCGGCGTCATATCCACCAGCAAGAGCTCCGTGATCGCCCACACCAGCGCATCCACCCGGTCCGGCGAATGCCCATCGCTGCGCCCGTCATTGCCGAATGCGCACATCTCGTCTTCCAGTTCGCTCAGCCCCGCCAGGTGCCGCACCAGCCCTCGTCCATAAAGCGCCGCCACCGGCTCCGCCCGCAGCCACTTGCCCCGCGTCGCCCGCACGGCTCGCACCGGCACATTGGGATCGACCTGCGCGATCACCGATTTGACCAGGTCGCCACCCTGATTGACCTCGACCACAATGGCGTCGGCCCCATGGGCATGAAACGCCGCCACCGCCCGCCGGGCCCAGGCCAGCGGCGCCGCCGGCTTCAGCGTCCGGTCCTCCAGCACCACGGCGCCCTCGCCAACCCGTCCGGCCACGATGATCCCGCAGGCGTCCGAGCGCTCATTGCCCGTCACCGGCGGATCGACCGCCACCACGATGCGCTCGGACAAAACCGGCCCCACCGGCACGAACATGCCCCGCTGCCACAGCGCATCTGGCATGTCCTCGATCATCTCGCCATCGAGCTCCTGCCGCCCCAGCACCGAGCCCCGATAGCGCCCCACCACCGCGTCGAGGAAACTTGGCGCCAGATGCGCTCGGTTATCCGCCGTCTTCGCCCGCGTCACCGCCGTCAGCGGATCGGCCAGTAGCCGTTTCAGAAGCCGCGTCGGCCTGGGCGTGGTCGTGGCCAGTTGGCGCGGCTTGTCGCCCAGCCGGAGGCCGAACTGCAGCATGTCCCACGCCGCTTCCGCATCAGGCCATTTGGCCACCTCGTCGCACCAGGCCGCCGCGAATTGCGGCCCCCGGAACCGGTCCGGATCGGAGGCCGACATCACCATCGCCTCGACCCCGTTGGGCCAAATCAGGCTGGTGCCCTTGAGCACCGGCCGTGCCTCGTCCGGGTGAACGTTCAGTAGCCCGCTCTCACCCCGGACCATCACGGCGATGGCCTCGGTCATGGTTTCGCCCACCAAGGCGATCGGCGTCACTTTCGCCGCCGCCAGGGAGCGCACCCATTCAGCACCGGCCCTGGTCTTGCCCGAGCCGCGCCCGCCCAGCATGAGCCAGGTCGTCCAGTCGCCGTCCGGCGCAAGTTGATCGGCTCGGGCCCACACTTGGGCCCAGCCATAATATTTCGCCTCGGCCTGTTTATCGGTCAGCTTTGCGACTTCGGCGACTGACTCAGCGCTGCTTGAGCTGGTCAAGGCGCCGGGCCAGCTTGTCGCGCAGATCGCGCATATCCTTCTTCTGCTTGGGCACATTGCCCGGCTCACCGCGATTGAGCTCGTCCAGCTTCTCGAAGGTACGAACCGCCACGCTCAGCAGGCCGACCTCCTTGCCGTCTTGTTCGTCCATCGACAAATTCTCCAGTCTGGTTATGTGTTGATCCAACACCTTGAACATGCGCCCCAGCAGCAGCGAACGCGCGGTCGGATCGCGTTCCGATCGCTTGAGCCAGCCGTCACGCCGGCAATGATATTCCAGGGCGCCCTTGGTCACCCCGAAACGCTCGCAAACGTCGTCGATGGTGCCGTCGCCGCTTTCATACGCCTCGCGAACATGCGGCCAACTGCGGGGGCTGATGCTCTCGTCGCCGTCCTGCATCAT